CTGTTGGCATCGTATGTTACAACATCTTCATAAAGTCCAGGTTTTGGTTCCATTACAAACCCACCGGCAAATTTTTGTTTGATATTCTCCTTATTAAAAGTAGGAATAACAACAGATTGTATTTGTGCTTGATGTGCAACCGCTCCGGTGATCAATGACACCTTTCCCATCGCCTTTTCAAAAGGTATGAATCCTCTGTATGACAAATTCCTTATCAACTTTAAAAATTTTAATTTATCTTCTAGCTTAATCAACAATTTTACGTCTTGGATATTATAATCTACGAACGTATTCCAATCTTGATCTGCTAAATCTGCCAAAGATGATGCGATATAAGCTATTTTAGAATCTTCTAATTCATATTCTGCAATATAATTCAAACTATAAGATTCCCTATCTCCTAATGAAAATGTTTTATACACTTCCATGTAATCTAAAATACTGACACCACAAATGTGCCACCTATCCATGCTTCTTCCTAATTTATTAACCGAAGCATTTTCAATAAATCTTAATTTAGATACTGGCGACAATCTTTTAGCTTCTTGATCATCGAAAATTAATGTTATACGATTAATAATATACGGAATATCATATCCACATATATTCCATCCCGTAACAACATCTGGATAGTCGTTCTCCCAAAATTCTAAAAACTTCTTTAGTAAAATTTCTTCATTTGAGCATTTTATATATGTTTCATTTGCATTTTTTGGTGTATATGAACCGCCCAGACCCCAGGTGTAATACTTTTCCGATAATGAATCATATATTGTTATAAGATTTATGGGATCTCTGGCTTCTTCTGGTGTCGAAAATCCATTTTTCCCATAAGTTTCGATATCAATGTAAAATATTTTTAACTTATTTTTACTAAAATCTTGTACATCGGCGGATCTCTTATATACATCAAGTAAATATTGCTGCTCGACATTAATATTGTGGAATAATCTATAAATTGGGGAACCATTAACAAATTTACTCCTCTCAAACTGATTTTTAAATTTAAGTTTTTTCAACTTTGTACCAAAAATAGATACACCATCAACAGCATCCGAGGATTCTACATACAAATAAGGTTCGAAACTACTTACGATCTTAGTCCTGTTACCATCTTCATCCCATGTCCAAATTTGAATGGACTCATCCTTAGCATCATAGTAAATGTTTCGCCACATACTACAATGCTAAGGCTTTTTTAGTAAAAAGCAAGAGTTTTATACTTCCTGATCAGGATTCAATTTGATTAGATTAGGAGATGCTGCTTTTCTTTCTTTACTACCCCATGGTGTAAAATAAATTGCCTGATATTCATCAATATGATCTTCTAACCACATTCCTTCTACAAATTTTCTAGATTTATCAGAAAAATTCATATATCTATCAAAATCGGAAGTAATATGTTCTAATTGATTTATTAAATCATCACCCGATTTAAATCTACACTCAGCATCTTCATATGTACAAAGATCTTGAAATGCTCCTGGTAGTCCAAGACCACCAGACTCTATCATTTTGATATTACTCTTCGATTTATTGAAAACATTATCTTGTAATGATGCAAATACAGCATTGCAATTAGTATTATATAGACCTTGTGGATACTCCAATAGAGGCGACCAGTCGATATATTCCATTTCACCATTATCTATGAATGGTTTCATGACTAGTGGGTAACAACCCTTCCAAACAAATTTAAATTTCTTTCTGGCTTTAATGATAGCATCTGTTACGTGCTTGAAATCGTCATTCAATCCGGTTCTATTGAGAACATCGATGTGTGTTCCGGAACCTGAATACAATATCCTTGGTCTTTTCTTGTTTTGATCGTAAAGTTTTACAATTTTATCTTTGTCATAAAACCGATCTAACCAAAACTTAGGAGCATAGTTAGGAACCACTGTTACATTTTTGTTACCGGTTTTTGCAATATAGTATTCTTTCATATACTTGCAAGTAACGGTAATTTCGTCCATCATACCCATAATTTCCATTATACTTTGAACTATAGCAGGATCAACGAAAGCATCTTTACAACGATTATAATCGGGGATGTCATCTTTGAATACGATATCATCGATTTCATAAATAAGTCTATACCCAGCTTGTGATTTACCCTTGTGCAATTCTTTTATGAAAGCATTCTGCGAAGGAGTAGCTTGTCTTTGCATTCTAATAGACTTTAATGATCCATAGAAACGCACATCCAATATCATTTGGGTCAATCCCGATATACAAGCCTTCTGGTAGCCATTTAAAACATATTCCGGCCATATCATTCTCCAAAATCCACAACCACCGTAATCAGCATAATAATTCAATGCTCTTGGTAGATTACTTTCTGGCATCTCTACCGCAGCTGGGGATGGTATTTTAATCGGCTTATACCCTACATATGTGTAAGTCGGCATACCAAGCGGCATTCCCGCTGGTGCATTAGGAATACCGTGTTTATGTGGCTCATATTGGTATACGACATTATTTGTGTTATTTTCTGGTGCGTTTTTTAATTTCAAAGCCATATATTATATATAACACATAATATAAATTAATCAACTTTGTATCTGGGTTTTGCCGTTATTTTTTTCTAAAAATATAATATTATCAAAATTACTTTTTATAGATGATTTATTATGAGACACGATATAAATCGATTCGTCATAATCTTCTATTCTTTTTTTAAGAATTTCTAATATTTTCTCTATACCCGCTTCATCTATAGCGGAATCAAATAATTCATCGTACATACTAAGAGAAAATGATGTACCAGAATATAATCTCAACACATCTTGAAACATGAATAATACTGCAACATCAATTCTTTTCCTTTCCCCACCACTAAAATTGAAATATGAACACTCATTACCTTCATTGTTGATGATTTTTTCCTCGAATAGTTCATCAAATTCACAGGTACATGGTGCATCTAATGCTTTTAGGTAAAAATTTAATTTTTGATTTAAAAATGTTAAAAGTTTTTTAACAATATATGTTTTTACTCCTTCATCTGATAAAACAAATTTAGCACTGTCAAGAATAGACAGCCTTTCTTTAACCATCTCTAATTTTTCTTTAACTTGTTCTGTTTCTTTTTTTGTATTTTCAACATTTGAATCGACTATAGATTTTTCATTGTTGATATTATCAATAAATTGTCTAAATTGATTGATCTCGTGGTTATATTTAGAAATTGCATGTTCATTATCTTTAATTAAAGATTTAAATTTGTTTAAATCTTTAATTTTAGTATTAACCTTTTCTATGCCACCTTCTACTGCTTTGATATTGTTATCACATGTAGTTTTTTTAGAAATCATATCTCCAAGTTCAATCTCTTGGCTTGCTATATCATTATCTAATTCTGTTAATCTGTTTTTAACCGAATCAATATCATCTTTGCAATATTCTCTATTGCAAGATGGGCATACATTTCCTTTGTCTATTATTTTTTGCTTTTCTCTTTTAAGAACATTTACCTCGGCGGTTAATGTTGATTTTTTTGTTATAATTTCGGAATTAGTATCATTATAAGTTTTTAAATAATTTTTTAAAACGCTTAATTTATTAGTTTCTAAATTATTAATTTGATTATCTATATCAGAGAGTTCGGGAAATTTTTTATTCTCACAATCTTTGATTGATGTTTCACATACTTCAATGTTATACTGCCATCTATCAACATTTTCTTTCTTTCTCTTATCTTCGTTTAACTTTTGATTCTCAAAAGTTTCTAAATTTTTTTGAAAATTTACAAAATTGTTACAAAGTATGTCATTTTCTTTTTTTGTGTCGTTATAATCTGCTCTAGCCTTTAATAACATATCGGTGAATATGTTTAAATTCAAAACACCTTCTATAAATTTTCTTTTGTCTATTTTTTTCTGTGCCATGAACGGCATAGTATTATTAGCTGTCATTATTACAGCATTATTGAAGACTTCCGGAGTAGCACCTATAAGTTTTCTTATAAAATCATCATTAGCTGGTATAGTAGAAAGAGTGATGTCTTTATTTTCTTTGTACACTTCAACTTTACTTGGTCCCAATTGTCTTTTTATACGATATTTGGAACTTTCTCCTTCCAATTCCCCCAATTCAAACGTTAAACAAACTTCGCATCCTTTTTTTTGTTGATTGTGAATTATTTTATCGTTTTTAATATCTCGTATAGTTACTCCAAACAAACACCAGAATATAGATTCTATAATTGATGATTTACCCACTCCGTTTCTGGTATTATTATCTTTGTTGATTCCAGTTAAAAGATTTATACCCGATTTAAAATTTAAATCAATTTCTTCTTCACCGACAGATAAAAAGTTTTTAATTTTTAAAGTTTGAAATTTTATTTTTTTCATTAATCAGATACGAATGTTCCATTGGGAGCTACATTTCCCTGTACATTTATTCTATCCAATTTTTTGATTTTATCAAATGGTAATATTTCGTTCTCATAAAACGAATGTTCTACATCCAAAGATATTCCAGAAACACTTATTTTTTCTAATTTTGAAACGTAATGGTTTATATATGCGAGGGGAAACCTATAATATCTAGTTTCGCACAATCCTTTACCAGACCACGTATTAGTATCTTTTTTTAAAATAATACAATCGTCCATATTGTGTTCTAAAAAATCATATTCATCTGTTAAATAATATCTTCCTGATATTTTATTAATGGTGTTGATATTATTTTCATTGATTAACTTTTGAAAGTATGGACTTTTAAAATAATTTAACAATAAAATCACTTCACCATAACTCTTCGGAAGATTTTTTACATTTACATATAACAATTCATTAGCACCACTTGTTTTTATAACATCCGTTTGCTCTTTGGTTAATTCACTACCCTCGATTATTACTATATGACAATTTGGTATTTTCTTTTTTAATGACGGAATAGTATTTTTTATCAATTGTTCCAATCTTTGTTGTGGACTATACATCGAAACATCGAAAGGATTGATTACGGAAGTTATTACTACTAAATTTTTACCAATAGTTAATCTTTTATAGTTTTCTTCATCTTGTAAAATTAATTTATAAAATTCATAGCTTTTTGATGTGCTACTCATTTCTGTTTTAATTGATAAACCGTTAAGCTGATATTTTTTTTGAAAATAATTCATTAAATAGTCATCACCATACCATATTTTAAACCTGTTTGGTATTGGTTTATAACTTTTTTTAGAAAAAAACATTAAACAACCAAATCCAAAACATCTGGAAGTACATTCTTCTAATTTATAATCTGAATCTTCTGCTATTTCATAACAAGATGTTGAAATTCCAACTAATTCATTATCTTTTATTTTTAATTTCTCAAAAATATCAGGATTAAAATTGATATCGTCATTACATAATGCAACAAAATCACATTTGGCGTTAGCAACTCCCAAATTCCAACTAGGATTTACGTATTCGTTTTTGCCAGTGTCTATTATTTTTATTTTGTCATAACCATCAATATTAATATTTCTTTCCGATGAATTATTATCGATTATTATAACTTCACCAACAAATTTACATAAAACTAAATCTTGTAATAATTTTTTAATTCGGTTGCTTCGCCACAACGTTGGTATTATTACGCTATACATTTTAAAAATTCATCAAGGCTTATTACGTTCATTAATTCTTTTTTATTATTATGATAATAATCAAATGTTTTTGCTAAAGATATTGGAACCTTGTTGTATGGTTCTTGTTTTCCTCTTCTTATAAAACCACATCCACAGTCGGTATCAATTACTTTTACATCAACATCCGAATACCAATAACGAAGTTCTATTATAGATCTAAAAACTGTACCATTCCAATTTGGATCTGTATATTTTTCATCACTTGGTAAACAATCATGTACAATTATAGAACCATTTTTATTTAAAACTTTAACAGAATTTAAAATATCTTTTAAACATTGATCTTCTGTGTGTAAACCATCAACAAAAATAATGTCAAACTTTTCTTTGTTTTGTTGAAAGAAATCGTCTGATGTCATTTTGTGTGTTAATTTATCATAATTTTTAACTGGATCTACACATATTTTATTTTCTATGTTGATGTGTTGAAAACATTGTCCAAATTGTGTTCCTATCTCTAAATAAGATTTATAATCATATTTTTTAATCAAATTGTTTATTATTTCGTAGCGGTGCATATAAATTTTTCTCCTAGTTTTTGTGTTGTGTTATTATTTATAAAATGTGTTTGAAATTTCTCTATATAATCTTCAAATATTTTTTCTGGTTTTTCATTTTTGAATAAATCATTAACTTCTTTACACAAATTTTTGGGAAAATCTGTTAATGTCAATTCTGGGCATTTTTCTACGTTCATGAAATATGGAATACACCCATTGGCCAATATCTCGTAGTGTCTTAAACAATCCCAACCTCCTTTTTTCATGGTAACTCCGAACATAGATGAGTTATAATCGTTGTAATAATCACTTTCTTTGTCGTATATATACGTTGATGTGTCAAGAGGAGTGATGTAAGAAAAATTTTTAGTTTTTACCCCTTTAAAATTTAATTTTTTTGTTGGAAATGCAAATGATATAGGATAAAGTCTATCATGATTTTGTGTTAATTCTCTTTTAAAGTATTTTATTCCCAAATTATATGATCTATGTATGGCAACGTGGTCTTCCCCATCTATTGCTATTACTTTGTTTTTCTGATAATGTTCTAAAACTCTATCTAACTGATCATCACATCTCCATATAGAACCATATACTATTAAATCAAAAAAATTATTTTTTATTTTATCTGATATATTACTTCTATCTACTTCTAAATCTGGTAATACTCTAGAAACCGTCATTCCTTTACCATAAAGATTTTTAGTTAATTCGGAATCGTAAGTTTCATAATTGTGTAATTGTTTATTAATGTCTACTACATTAGAACCATACAGTTCTTTTAACCCAATCAATAAACAATCATTTTGATAATCTACGTGATCTCCTTTTGTTACATATAAAATATTCATATATTATTTAAAAACACATCATTAAATTGTTTCATTACGTTTTTTGGATTATAATCTCTATATGAATTATAGTCTTTTGTTGTATCTGGTATGAAATTTAAAAAATGATGAAATAAATCATTTTCGTCTTCATAATATATAGCATCATTTTTTAAAATATCAATATATCCTTTTCCATGACCATGTTTCCATGTTAAAATTGGTTTATTTAAAGCGCAAAACTCTGCTATAGCCAATCCGAATGTTTCTCCGTGATGTCTAGCGTGAATCATAGCGTCACACGCCGCTATATGAGTATATTTTTGTTTTAAATCGTGTATGGGATCTACATATATAACCCTCTCATGTTTTATGAAAGGTTTTGTGCAAATTAAAAGAAAATACAGATCTTTTCTTGCGTTTAATGCGTTTGATATTGCACTATAAACAAATGGCAAATTGAAATCGTTGTATCCACCTATCCTTCCATATACAAATGCGTTTTCTGGTATATTAAAATGATTTCTTATGTGTTTTCTAGACTCTTGTTTGTCTATTTTTGGAACATTAATAAGATGAGGAACAAATGGTACTCTTCCACCAGAGCATACATCGGATAACCACTTAGAAACAAATGCAAATTTGTGACCATGCACATTGGATATAGGTTGTGGGAAGACTGAGTGAACTAGTGTTTTAGTATTTTTAGGGAAAACTCCAACTGGTTCTCCTGATTTAATATTATACATCCCATGTATGTTGTTTTTATCTATAAAATTTTCTAAATCATTTATATCTTTGTAAAAAAACACATCAAATCGTTCCGATAAAGAATCTAGTGTTTTATCTGCCATCTCTTTAAACGGAGATTCTGTCCAAGGTGGGAAGTTTTCTCTCTGACCAAATGCTAAAATAGATTTATTTCCTAATAATTTTTCGTTAAAATGAGCATAATCCACCATTGCTCTGGTAGAACCCTGCATATGAAACATTTCTTCTAAAAATAATATTTTTTTCATTACTTTTTAAATAACTTTTGAATAAAAGAAAAACTAGACTCCCATGAGTTTTTCTTTTCAAGAACAGGTATATCTACGACTACATCGGGTTCCGTTTCTGTGGAAGTTTCCGTTATTGTCGGGGTTGGGGTTGGAGTAGTGGTACCAGTAGGTGTAGGTGTAGGTGTAGGTGTAGGTGTAGGTGTAGGTGTAGGTGTAGAAGTGGGGGTTGGGGTTTCTGTGGGAGTAGCAGTCGGTGTTTCGATAACAAAATTGTTTATATCTACTATATAGTGTTTTATTTTTTCGTGTAAAATTTTTGTTAATAAAATTTTAAAATCTGTAGTGTTTAATCCTTCTATTTTGTGATTTGCACTACCATCAACAAGTTTAGAATATGTTTCTCCGTTTTTTTTATGCATTTCCTTTTCATTATCATCAGATAATCTTAATTTATGAGGAACGCTATAATATCTACCAAAAGGATGTTTATAAGGTGCAAAATTTTCCATTTCACACCTTAAATATAAATCATCATCCTCTTTTCCCCATCCGACATATTTATTACTGAACCCATTCACCTTTTCATAATGTTCGGTTGTAAATGTAATAACACCTCCCATAATTTTATCAGGAATGTTTACATATAAAAATTGACTACAATGACTGCTTAAATGTGTTGGTTTTTCTGGATAACTATAATCGGAAAATTCCGGAATTAAATCCACGTCATGAAAACAAACATATGTCGAATCTTCCGATTTTAATTTAAATCCAATATTATTAAGTTTACCTTTATTAAAAGGTAAATCATCTCCCTGTTCAATGATCAAAATCTCATAATTTTCATTTTGTTTTGATACGTAGTGTTGTAAATT